TTGTTATTTCGTAACCAATTTTCTATTGATTGCACTTTGCCTTTTGCCGTTAAAACGGAATGGTTTATTGTTTTTGCGCCTTTCTTAAATATTTCATGAAAATCCAAATATCTTTCAAGAGCAAATAGGTCGATGAGAAACTTCTTTCGTGTCGCGTCTGTGGCAGTCAAAAATTGTAAACTAGCATTTGTGTTCTGGTAAACTAACTGTGAGAACGTTTTAAAATCCAAACCTAAAACACCCTCAACGGTTTTGTACGTATTTGTCGCAGTATGAGAAGATATGTCCTTGCCATTTTTCAACAGCTTTACCTTAATCACACCACGACTTCTACGAGCTTCAATTTTGTACTTTTCATCTTCAACTGCAAAGTTGAGGGAAATGTTGTATCCTCGATTATAATATCGGTTCTGTATATCTGCTTTTTTGATTCCTTTTGAATTTTTATTATATAAAACTTCCTCAAGTATCAACGGAATACTCGACTTACCAACACCATTAGTACCGATAAGTTGTGTCAAATTACTACTAGTTAAATTCAAACTATTGTTTCTACTATAACTAAAGCAGTCATCCCACCGCAATGTCCCGAGAGTAATCATGATATACTCCTAAAATCTCCTTAACTTGTTCATCTTCTAATTCCAAAATATAGCTAAGATATTCTACCAATTCTTCTTCGATAGTCATCTCTTGTGTTAGAATTAAAGCAGCTTCGGTTTTTCTACGAACTATCTTCTTATCCAATAATTCAGTATTTTTGACTCCCGCTAAATCTGTTACATTTCCCTCAATTTCATAAATCGTATGGTCATAATCCGTGGGAATCATATCCTTTGGATTAGTTATTGTCTTTCTCACTAATTGTGGAAGTTTGAAAGCGTTCCACTTCCAATTCCACGAGCTTGTGTCGATTAGCAAGTAGCCTGTTTTAATTTTTGTTCTATGAAATTGTGTAGCCATAGGACTGCCGGGATATACAATGTTTAATTGTGTATTGGCATGACTATGTAAGTCTCCTGCGAATACGATTGGAAAAGGTGCAAACCTTCTCAAATCGACTTCAGGATTTACGTGTGGAGGTATCGCTCCCCTAACGTGAGTAAATAGCGGTTGCCTTATATTATATTGTTTACTGTGCCACTTCCTATGTAGCTCACAATAGGGAAGGATACCAAATTGATCCGTTGTATATTTTTCGTCAATTATCTCTACCAACGAATTTAATTCCGTTGTGGCACTTTTTAACTGTGTGAAAAATGTTTTTCCCTTTCTTGTTGCTTCATGGTTTCCATCATATATTAATGTTGGAATACCAACTCCACTTATAAATTCAAAATATAATTCCAATTCTAGCATTGAAGGCACTCTATCAAATAAATCGCCTCCAATAATATGTAAATCTGCTTTGTTTTCTAACTCTTTTACCTGTTTTATAAACAGTCTAAACCTATTACGAGCCCATGAAACAGGGACATTTTTCTGTCCCAGCTTCAAGTGCCAGTCTGCTGTGAATAGAATGGTGTTTACCACGGTTGTTTTTTGCCGTTACCATTAAATTCTTTAGCTACTTCTTCAGGGGTTTCGCTTCCTAAAGAACGAATACGATCCAGTAATTCTTTCTGCGCTTCTTTGCTTGGTCGAGGAAGGACATCATCCATTGATTTTATTTCAGCAATCGCTGCTTGTTCTTCTTCGTCTAAAGCCCTAGTTTTGCATCTTAGAACTTGTAATTGATATTCTACGTTAAACGCCATCGGACCAGTTTTGACTCTTTTAAAGTGTATGTCCCAACCAGTTTCTGGATCTGTAGGATCGCCCAAATCCTCTGCTGCTAGCATTATTTGTTCTAGCAATTTTTTCTTTAAGTTTAGGACTTTTACCTGCTTATCAGCAGGATCAATGCATTGTATTGCATAAGACCAACCGCATTTCATTTCTGGATAATATGATCTTACCCAGTCTTTTTCTTTATTGTCGAAGGTTTCAGTATCACGGTTGAATGATAAACATTCCATAGGAATATTTTTGTTGTTTTCTCCTTTAACCCAATAAACATATCGGGGAAGGATATCGCCTACCATACGTACAATGTTATCACCATCTTTATACTGAAATTGTACTATGCTTGACTTTTTTGCTTTACCTTCAAGTTTGGCAAATTGTATAGCCATTTGTTTTCTCCATTTTAAGGGGACTTCTCAAATCTAAAGTGTATAACTCCGTCTTCAATTTTGAGTAGCCTGTTGTTTTTTATTATGATCTCAGGCACAGGATTGTGTAAAAGATCTAGTGTTGTTTTTCTGTTTTCGTAGTAGGAGTTCAAACTTCTATAGCTCGCTACAGCTATATATTCTGCCCATTCTCGATCAGAAAATTGTGGTCTTTTCTCGAAAACAGCTTCGGGAGTTACTAAGAAACTATTTCCAGACCAGTCTTTATTCCAATATTTATATAATGGATCACGATAGTTTTTGGGTGTAAGACTATAAGTAAGCGTATGTACTATTAGTAATATATCAACTATATTACCTTTTGTCGCTTCTAATATCTTTTTCCAATTATATCTTACCACTATTATACCAAAAATTTAACTCGGTGTCAAGTACTAAATTTTCAAAGGTGATTAATGACATATCCCTGTTTCATATAGTATCCCAACCGATTATTCGCTTGTCTGCGGGCTGTTTTACCTTTCAAATTAATATCTATTACGACTGGTTTTCTCTTACCTTCTTCTTGTCGTATTATTCTCCCGATTAGTTGTGTTAACAAAGGGTCATTATTAACGGGAGTAGCTAAAAGTAAACAGCTTAAGCAGTTTAAAGAAATACCTTCTGAGAAAATAGATTGTGTTCCATAAAGAATATCTTTATCTTTATACACTCTTTTCATCATTTTAGGTCTTTCTGTATGAGGAATTTCTCCAGTAATTACTGTAGCGTTTTCTCCGCTCAATTCAGCACATTTTTTTAGTAGGTCAACTCTATCTGCTACTACTAAAACTTTATGACCTCTGCTAGCATAAGCACTAGCTATCATTGCGACTGAGTGTCGGTATTCCTCATTATAGGCTAGTTGATTAATTTTTCTAGCCCATGGGATGGTAGCCCCATCTAAGAATCTAATATCTGTATGTATTATATCGATAGATGGTGTCATGTAGTTCTCCTTTGGGGGAGTTAGAATATTACTACCAAAATAATCTCTAAACACTACATGTTTTTTATCTTTTCTTTCTATAGTTCCAGATAATCCAATCTTATATCTTGCTCGGCTTTTATCTATAACTCTTGCAAAAGTTGGACTACTAACATGATGCATCTCATCTAAAATTAATAATCCAAATTCATTCATTATATCAGGAATTCTTCGGTATAAAGATTGAACATTACCAATTACTATTGGACTATCAATATTAAATTTTCCACTACCTATAATTCCAGCTTTAATATCAAAAACTTTTTGTACCTCTCTTTCCCATTGTGATCGTAGAGCTAAAGTGTGTACTACAACCAGTGTTTTTTGTTTGAGTTTACCTGCGATTGCTAACGCAGTAAATGTCTTTCCCCAACTTACCCAAGCGTTTATTATACAATTATCTTGTACTTCGTTATAAACTTTCTGTTGACTTTCTCGTAATTTAAACTTAAATTCTGGGAACTCCATAGGAACTTCTAATCGTTTATCTACTATCTCATAGTTTGTGGGAATAAGATCATCTCTACCTATTGGCATAGTTATAAAACCCTGTCTAATGAACCCCATATTTTTAATAATCTGAGGTGGATCTGTAGGTTTATATGATGGTATTTTATATGTTAATTGTTTATCAATTATAGATTCAAGATGATCATTTACTGTCATAAAAATTCTATTACTTAAAACAGCTTTCATGTTACTGCCCAAGCTATTAATATATAAGTTAGAATATGTACTAATTGATCAAACCCAGTAACTATTCGTTTAGAATGAATAGATAATTCTTTATGTTTATATATAAATTTACTTTTAATATAATCTTCATGATAGTGTATAAATCCGTCAAAAGCAGTAGCCATTATAACATAATCGAGTGGTAGAATCCAAATTAAAACTATAAAACACCAAAACATATGAATACTTAAATGTCTAATACTACCTGATGAACCGTATATATGCTTATTAGACGGAATACTATTAAAAACATAATCTGCTAAAAAATGTTTTATTGCTAATGCCAACATTACTTGTGATATTATATTCATTTTTCATTTAGTTTAAGATGAACGGCATATGACCATTCAATATTAGGAGCCAGAATAGCATCAAGATGAGAAAATCCTAATCTCAGAGCAATATCAATTCTTTGGTTTCCATATACACATAGATAGGGTTTATCTTTATTAACCCAATATCTTACATAACTCATATTAACTTTTCTAATTGCTAGACCATAATTCTCGATAGTATTATTAATTATTATTATCGGTTTTATAAAGCCATTTTCTTCTATGTTGCGTCGTAGTTTATCGTACCCCTTTTGCTCAGATCGTTTTCCTACTACTTGAAAAATATTAGTTATAGGTAGCTTACGTATAATTTTAAATTCCTTTTCAAGAAGTTCTGCGTTTGCATCTATCATATATACTTTCATATTTTCCTTCTAGTATCTTTCTTCCATTCCGTTGAGTATTCCCAGAAAAACCACGGAGCTGTTCCTTTATAGATTACTCCTGCCCATGTATATTCTTCAGCAGGGGGTCTTTCTATTTCTATTGGAAAATTGATATCGTTAAGCCATAGCAAAGATACTACATCTTTCATATCAACTTTTCTTATTTTATGATATTTTAAAGGAAAAAAGTTTTCTTTTTTATATGAAAAAAGGTTTCCCTCTGAATCAATATACATATAACCTCTATGTTTTATTAATCCTACTTTTGATTTTATCATATATCTTAGTGAATATAAATTAGGAAGATCAGTTTCTAATCTTCTTTTTCCTAGCGTCCTTCCCCACATATTTTTATCATCAACTACTTTACCGTCTGCAAATATTATATTATCTACAGTTTCTATATCTTCAGTACCAATAACATAAATAGGAAACTTTATTTCATCTAATGTCATGAAGTTCCTCGTTTACTTTGTGTGGTTCCAAAGTAGTGAGAAGTGTCTCTATGTGGTGGTAAATGTTTGTGTCCACACCAAGGACATACCCAAGTTTTTTTATCTATACCTATATTTTCTGCTGCAATGCTCCACCACAGGTCGCATCTTTGACAGACAAAATGATATATTATTTCTTTACTATAGTTCATTCTAAAAGAAGAGCGCACTCTTTTAGCATTATTAATGATATAAAAACAAATAATATTGCCCAAGCAGGGTCTATTTTAATCATATTAACATCTCCTTAATCATTCCTAATAATAACACCGTGGCAGCTATTGTATTTAATATGATTAGTGATCTGTCCTGCCAACGAATTGCAACAAATAACCAACCTACACACCCAGTAAAAGATAACATCACATCTACACTATGATATACTCCTAATGATCGTAGTATTATAGCACAAATAATTACAATACTACTAGCCCATTTAACCCACCAAGTAATATCATACTTAGGAGTAACAGATTTAATTACTTTACTCGTTCTTTCATGTAACTCATCATAGAGTTCTTGTTTAGAGTAACTGTGAATATTTCTTTTCGAATTTGCCATTTGAATAATCCTCTGATATATCGAATTCACAACCAATAGGGCAGCCTGAAATATAAACTCCTCTATCTAGTTGCATAAATTCTTTTAATTTTTTACAATAATGATCCACTTCATGTTCTGGAACCTCTGCTAATACTGAGTCATGTACTAAAGCAAAAATTCTACTTTTAAGATCATGTCTTTTAATATAATTCTGCATATCTATAGCTCCAGATAAATTAATATCACTTGCTACAGATTGTACTAAAAAGTTAATTCCAGATCTTATTTCATGACTAGCAATACCTTTGTCCGATGATTTTACATTTTCTAATCTTCTTTTTCTTCCAAAAGTTGAATAAATAAATGCGTTTGTTTCTATAAATTCTTTACAAAGTTCTAGCCATTTTTTTAAATCTTTGAATTGATAAAAGTAATCGTTAATAACTTCTTGTGCTTCTTGTATTGAAAAATATGAACCACTATCTTTTGTTACTTGGTCAGATATTTTATGGGCTCCTGCCCCATACATTATCCCAAAAGTAACAGCTTTAGCCGCTTGTCTTTCTACAGGATAGTGTGTTGTTACATCATTAATCTTACAAGGTAGTTTGAATACTAATTTAGCAATAGAACTGTGAAAGTTTCCTCCTGTTCTAAATATTTGTTGTAGATTTTTATCATCTGATAAAGCTGCAGCAACATATACTTCTGCAGTTGTTAAGTCCATAGCAACTATTTTATTATCTCCTTTTGCTTTTATACACCCTTTAACAATCGGATTGTCTCTAGGTATTTGTTGCATATTTAATTTACCAGAACTAGATAATCTTCCACTTGTTGTACTATGTAAATTAAAATTAGTTCTTAATCTACTATCTCTATCAAGTTGTGGTATAATTTTATCTAAATAAGTATTTTTAATTTTTGATTTCTGTCTGATACTAAGTATATATTTTGGTACTTCATGCTGTAAGCCTAGCTTTTGTAAGACTTCAGCATCTGTACTATTAGC